CAAACAGAAATCTAGGGATCATCATTATCATAAAAACAGAAAACTGTATGAAGAATACACATCCGGAAAATTTCAATATCTAATGAGTTTTTCGGATTACAAAAAGAAAGTCAAGAAGAGAAAAACTACTTGACTTTCCAGGTTTGATGTGCTATAAATAGTTATTGTATCGTTGAAGCGATTGAAGAACGGACTGGACAGTGGGGCAGTACCACTGCCGTCCACCATGATAACACTTCACGGTTCGATTCCGTGGTAGATTGATCAACTACCAAGTTCTAGACTTGATTCTGTGGACAGGAGTGTTATTATGATGGGCGGCAAAATAGGATCGACAGACGTATTGGAGAGAGTGGAGATACCGGTAAGGAACGACCGACAATTAGTCCAAAAACGTAAAGGCAGCAAACGATAATGCTCCATTTGAGACACGCCTAGCGGCTTAATCTCATTGGGTTTGGTGGTTTTCCTCGAAACAGAAAAACCACCACTTTTTTTATAGGGAGGTAGACAAATTTAATGCCATGAAAAAGCCGATTCTGCGGGAACATAAGCATATTATCGTTCGTGCATATGTAAATAATCCACCTAAGGAAGCATTGGCTTTATCGGATTGGTGTTGTGATGTAATCAGTTTGGTCGGTATGAAAGTAATTGGTGGTCCACTTGTTGTCTATTCAGACATGGAAGGTAACAAAGGTCACACTGCTGTAGCCATTCTAGATTTCTCACACCTTTCTATTCATGTATGGGATGAAATATCTCCTGCTCTTATAGAGTTTGATCTATTCTCCTGCAAGAATTTTGATGTAAATATTGTCTTGCGTAAACTTGATGAATTTGATATAATATCTCACTCGTTTGTTGTGGTAGACAGAGATGACTTTGACCAAAATCTCAAGCCCTTTTGAGGATGATAATATGAATGATGAAATGGTGAACTTTTCTCTCTTGATTGAAGAAATAGTCTATATGAAAGATGTTTCATACATGGATGCTATCGTTCTTTATTGTGAAGAGACAGGAATGGAGGTGGAAGTTGCTGCAAAGCTTATTTCACCATCAATTAAAAACAAGATAAAAGAGGAAGCCGAAAATCTTCATTTCTTACCAAAGAATCAATCTCTCAAATTACCTTTCTAATGAAACTCTCGCCCTTTGAAACCTATTCGTTGTTTCTTGCTCTGAAGAATCATTTCAGCAAACCTTCTTATGATTTCTTCAAGTATAACGGCAAGACAAATGCATCCTTCAAATCCTTTGAGAAGAGGAGAGATAGATTTCACTTTGACAAATTATCCAAGAAATATGATGCCCTTCAACTAAAGGATCTGTTTGTAATTAATCTGCTCAAAAACAGAACCTGGATTGGTGACTTTCTTGAAGAAGATGCCCATGATAACTATATACAATATAAGAAGAGGCAACAGTCCTTCTCTTATGTTTTCACTAATGAAATTGAAAAGGCATTTGCCCATGTATCCTCTCCACGAGAGCTTTTCAAAATCAACTCTAATCAATTTCCCAAAATCGTTGAACTGTATCTCAATGGAGAAATCTTCATTGATACATTTGCCATGCTTGACAGTTTCATTCATTTCTCAGAAAAATTTGACAAAAGGATAGGAGAAAATGATATAATATGGAGTAAGGTAAAATTACAATCCGTGAAGATTTTACCTTTCTTAAAGTATGATAGATTCAAATTCAAACTAATTCTCAAACAGAAAATGGAAGAACACAATGTATGATTTTCCTGTAAAAAACAAAAAAAGAGCAGATCGTAGAAGCAAGAAGTTCAAGATGAGGGAGAAAGCAGAACAAATTTCAAGACGATGGTATCCAACTTATGATGAATCGTTTCATGAAAATTGGTCAGTCAAACATGCAGACAATTTGAAGAATTGTTCCTGCCATATGTGCTGTAACAGGAGAAGTGTTGAAGGTAAATCTATACAAGAGAGAAGAAATGAGTATAAATACGACTTGACATGAAGAAATATTCATGTCATAATACAAGTATTGATTATGAATACACTGTGGACAAGATGTTATACAAACTTTATACGGAGAAAATACGATGTCAAATTTCGCAGCACTAAAGAAGTCTTCAGGTTCTCTTGATCGCCTTTCTAAGGAGATTGAGAAGCTAAATTCACCAACAACAGAAAAGTCTGGTGATGATCGATTCTGGCAACCAGAAGTAGACAAGTCTGGTAATGGTATGGCCATCATTCGATTCCTACCAGTTTCTGAAGCTGATGGTGATGAAGGCTTGCCATGGATTCGAGTATTCAATCATGGCTTCAAGGGTCCTGGTGGTAAGTGGTATATCGAGAATTCGTTGACCACTCTCAATCAAAAGGATCCAGTGTCTGAGTATAATACATATCTTTGGAATGCATCCACTGATGATAACTCACCACAGAGGAAGCAAGCACGCACTCAAAAGCGTCGGCTGACATATATCTCAAACATTTTTATCGTTTCTGATTCTAAGAATCCTGAGAATGAAGGTAAGGTATTCTTGTATCGATATGGTAAGAAGATTTTTGATAAGATCAGTGAAGCCATGCATCCTCCATTTGATGATGAGGGAAGGTCAGCAGATCATCCCAAGTATAATCCTACTAATGCATTCAATCCATTTGATCTGTGGAATGGTGCAAATCTCAAGTTGCGTATCCGACAGGTAGATGGTTATCGAAACTATGATATGTCAGTTTTCGATGCTCCATCTCCTCTGTCTGGTGATGACAGTAAACTTGAAGCGATTTGGAAGAAGCAATATTCTCTCAAGGAATTTCTTGATCCAAAGAACTTCAAGAGTTATGATGAACTAAAGAGTAAGTTGAATAGTGTTCTAGAGTTAGATGATGTTCCTGTGAAGTCAGTAAAGCCAAAGCCTGATGTTTTCGAGAGTGCTGCAAAACGTCAGTCTGTTTCATCTCAGGACTTTGAGATGGACGATGATGATGAAGACCTAAAAGCCTTCAAAGCGTTGGCTGATGACTAAGAATTAGGGGGCAGAAATGCCCCCTTTTTTATAACAGATTACTATTAGCTATCTCAAAGTGTCCGCCTAATGCCGAATCACCCGTCTTTTCAAATCTAGCACCAGCCATAGCTCGTCTAAACGATTCATTGGAGAATGTATATGATGGACTTTCAGATAAAGTCCTTGCTGCTGCCATAGAAGTCATCATTGATTCCCAATTTGGATTGCCTCCTTGTGGAATCATTTGTCTGACCTGATTCATAATGTTTGTAGACATTTCCTGCATTCTATCATCTATATTCATATTTCCAACTTCTTGTCTTTGGGCGTTCTGTTGTTCTAGTGTCCTTGGATCAGTTCTGTATGTTGGTTGAACATCAAGGTTTCCAGTTTCAGTTAGAGAGATTCTTTCCTTATCTGGATTGATTCTAGCAATAGGTTCACCTTTATCATTGATAACTGTTGCTGTATCACCTCTCGTTTGAACTTCACCACCAGCATACTTTGCTGGAACAGGTTCTTCCTTTTTTGCTTCTGGTGCTGGACTTGCTGGTGAAAATACTCCAGAAGATTCTTTAGGCGGTGTTGTAGTTTGTTGAGCAGCATTATTTGGAATTGGACTTGCTGGAGTCAAATCGGTTGGTGTAGATTTTCCTGTTTGTGAAGGCTTTCCTGGATTTGCTGTTGATGCTGTGGACAATGCTTTTTGTCTGTTAATATCTTCTTGCACTTGTTGAACTGAAGATGATGATGTTGGTTGTGCAGTTGGTGCAACTGGTGCAGTTGGTGTTGGAGTTGCTAAATTTTTGCTCATTTCCATTATCTTAGGGATAACTGCATTTATTGCTGCGGCACCAGTTGCACCTTCACCAGCACCTCTTTCATAAGTACCTCTTTCTTTACGTCTTTCTTCAGGGAGTTGTCCATGACCTCTTATATTTAACGCAGACTTTTCAGTTAACCACCCTTGACTTTTCAAATTTGCTATATGTTTAGCAGCAGCGATTGCTTTTGCATCAGACATTTTTCCAACAACGACCATGCCATAGTTATTGAAATTTCTAGATGCGGCATGAGATGCAATTTTGCTTGGATCACGAATTTCGTGAATTTCTGCTTTTTCTTTGTATAACTGTTTCTGTGAACTATTAAGTTTTCTATATTGAGTCTCGTCTATTCTAGTGCCGTCTTCGGCCTCATAGAAAGATGCTATTGCAGAATGATATCCAAGACTTCTTCCTCTAGGATCAACCCCAGATTTAAGAATTTTTAATTCATCAGAAGTCGAATCTATCGTTGGCTTTCCTAAAGCAAGCATAGCCATCTTTCTAGCCATCGGATCACTATGTCCACCAGGAGGGACACCTGATATGTGTGTAATAACACCTTCACTGTATGGTGTGTCCTTTTTAATATCTTTATACCCAGCAGCATTTTTGTCATTTTTCACGAGAGTGTATTTCAAATCTTCGGGCAGTTCCGGTAATGCTGATGGTGCAGTTTCTATTTTTGTGATAGCATCACTTAATAAATTTTTTTGTTCTGTTGACGATAGTGAACTATTTTTTATTTGGTCTGACATTTCAGACAAATATTTCAAACCTTCTTCGTCGGAAAATCTATTTAAGTTAGCATAAACCGCATCTTTTCTAGAATCTGGAAGACTATCTATAACTTTTCTAACATCTTCTGGTATCTTGTCGTAATATTTTGGCTTTTCTATATTAACGGGAGAATTATAACTTTGTCTATTATCTTGTGCTGTCCTCTCATCCTTTGAAATATCTTGTTTGCTCATGCCAACATATTTCTCAAGAGTTTCTGTTGAGATATTTTGTCTTATTGAAGATGGTAATGAATTTATACCTTGAGCGTTTGGTATATGTATTGCGGCAGTTCCACCTTCACCACGCCTTAATCCTAATAAACCTTTTTGAACAGTATCGCTTATCCATCTTCTACCATCCCAAATTTGAATGTGTTGTGAACCACCAGTAGAACCAACAGCAATTATTGTCCCTGGTGGATATCCATGATTGTTGCCTGCGGCTCTTATATTATTAAATTCTTCATCACTAAGTCCACGTTTGACTTGATATAACCCCGTTTTCTGGAAAGTTTCGTTTTTGCCAGCCATAGAAAAACTACCTGCGTGCATTCCAGATACTTTCTTAAATTCATTTTTACCAAACAATACTCCAACAGCATTTGATACACCTACTCCACATAATCCACCATACGCACCAGCACCTCTACCACCAAATTCTGTTTTGGAACCAGCTGATATATTTAAGTTTCCATATCTCCCACCACCTTCTCTAAATGTCCCAACCTGTTTATAAAAATTTTCATAATCAAATGATTCGGATGGCCTAAGATTAGTTTGTTTGGTAGAACCAGTTTGTGAAGGATCACCGGGAGTTGCTGCTGATGCTTCAATAAATCCTCCAGTTCTTCTTATTTCTTCATCAGTTCTCTTTTGAGCAACCGCCCAATTTCTTCGTGCACCCGGATCAGATGTGAAATGTTCGCCACCAATCCATTTCCCACCATACTTAGCCTGTTTTCTTTGCCCCAGAGAACCAGATGCATTGTCTGTAGCATAATCTGTTATATTAGACCCACCACCAACAGAGGATAAATGTCCTGCAAATTTTCCATCTAAAGATTTGATGGTTGATTCATGATTAGCAACCATAGATTTCCATCTTGAATCATCTTTAAATGGATAATATCTATGCACTTTAGGTGAATTTGCTACTGCATCATACAATGACAATTTGTTCGCGGCTGCCCTATTAAAAAGACTTTCTATCCATGCTTGTTGGGCTTTAGGTTGACCACCAACTTCAATTTCTGCTCTTGCAAGAACAGCAGCACGAACTTTTGGATCATCAAGTTGTTTCATTTGTTGCGATCTTATATGACCCAATGAACCAACAGATGGTGTAGCGTTAACACCTGTGCTTTTATATTCCGGCGTTTTTTGTTTGGCTAATTCATCTAGCCTTTTTTCCCAAGCAAATCTTGTATCAGTGCCAGCCTTTGCCTGTGCTGGTGCAGCAGATGTAGTAGGTCTGGTAGTAGTTGTAGGTGCAGCAGTCGGTGGTGTATATGTTGATGCTCCACTAGATGGTGTCCCTCCAGAGGGTCTTGAACCAGCACCAGAAGGAGCAGGTGCACCTTTTCTGCTAGAAATGCCCATATCGGGCAATCTTTTTCTATAATAGTCTGGAAATAGCATAGCAAACTGTGTAGGCGTTAATGATGCCAAATAACTTTGACCTTGAGAACTTTTTGCCAAAGCATATCTATCAGTCATACTAAGTCTCATCAAAGATTTAAAATCTACTGTAAGTTTGCTAGGGTCTATTTTTGCCATTTTTATCTCGTTCTTTGTTGTGCTTTCATTGCTGCTGCTTGATCACGAGCCAAATCTTCCTGATGTTGAATATGCTGTTTCAGCAAATCTATATACACAAATTTTTCCCAGGGCATCATATTTTCAATGTCACTCAGATTATATTTGTGGTGTTGCATCAATGAAAAATTTGTCTTAAAATGATTCATCAGTGTATCGTAACCAAGCATTAGACGAAAAAATCGGTAAAGTCTCTGTAATCTAAAGTATGCTTATACTTACATTTTGGGCAAGTAGCTTTGGATGTAATGACAAAAGATGGAAAATTATCAACAAATTCTTCTAGTCTTTTATACTGCTGTTGCGGAAGATTCTCTATGAAATCTATAAGTTCATCATTCGTGTAGTCTTTGCGTGTATAAACTTTTTCCTTATCTGCTACCACATCAACACATTCTGCAATTATATTAATCTTCTTATCAAAGTTTGGCATATCAGAATCTAGTAATCTCATCACAGTATATGATGGATACCTCATCTTGACAGATAGTGTTCCAGTTAGTTGAATCTTATCTTTGATGTTATCATCTTTGATTAGTGTATAGTTCATTACATCAATTTTAGCAGGAAAGGTATTATCACAAGATTTACCATCTACTTCATTATAGCAAGTATATTTGACATCAATAGTATCGCCAACTGCTTTGGCTCTAAGAGCAATAAAGATATAATCAACATCAAAGAAAGGTAGTTTATCAATATCAACTTTATCAACCAAACAATTGTTTACAATTTGTTTAGTAGTCTCGATAATTTCCTTTTCATCTCCAGATTCCAGTGCCATCAAAAGAAGTTTTTCTTCACGAACAACAAAGGGTCTAATCTTCACTAGTTTTTTAGACGAAGGCAATTTTATTTCATAAATAGGCAAGTCAATTTTAGGAAGCATTTTCTATATCTCCATATTATCTACTAATTGGTAATCTGTCATTTGGTCTACCAATAACCAAATCTGATTGTGATGGTTGCACGAAATCATCACGAACCCAATGTGTATATGTAAAGTTGACAATTACTCTTTGAAACAATTGATCGGCCCATGTCATAGGCTGAGGACTTAACATCAAAGGATATGCATTTTTCAATGTAAGTTTATATTGTGGAAGTGGATCATCTTCATCATCTGCAATATCATCATACTGAAAAATATCAATATCACTTCTATACTCATCTCTGTATGTAAAGTCGAAATGATTTGTTGGATTAATGACATACATCCAATCATCAAAAAATTGTCTTTCTCGTGCACCTTGTCTACACAAGAATGTCATGTTTGCATCCTCATATGTGCTTTGAAATGGAAGTTTGTGGTTTGGACCATAGTATCTAACATCAATATTCATAAAACCTTTACCGGGCATTTCAGCAATTTCCGTTAGATATACCAAATCTCTGGTTATTGTGTTGCTATTTAATTGTTGAAGTAATGCACCGATAGGATTTATTCTAACAACAAATCTAGAAGTTTTCGCAAGTCCACCATATGAATCCAACACACTTTTAAAAGACACTAGATCTAAATTTCTTGGTGCATTTTGTATTACTATACTTGCCAACTGATTACTCCTTATCGGTTATATACAAAGAATTCTATTGGTAATTCTATGACCTTATCCCATTCGTCAGCAGTTATTTCTACAAAGGGCGTTCTTACATGACCATACAAATATCTCTTGATACATGGTCGAGATAGAGTAGCCAAACTTTTGGATGCTTGAAGTAAATCATAAGACAAA